CGGAACTGAATTTGTTGACGCTGGTAGATATTGACTTTGGTCAATAATAGATACTTGTACGCCTGGTGATGTTAGTGCCATTTTTTAATTTCCTTTAACTAATAAGGTCATAACCTTTTCATAATAGTATTTATTATAACTGACGCAAAACCACTGGATTAGGACTCTTTATAAAGAGCCACTATAAATACACAATATGATTAGACCTATATGCACTGTTTGCAATAAGAATTATTGCGCAGCAAACTATTACCGTAAAGGAATTAGATATTTTCGCAGTAAATGCGAGGATTGTAATCGCAAAAACAAAAAGATAAAGCCTAAGGAACCACGTTGGAAAAGTTTGGGATACAAGAAAAAATCCGCATGTGACTTATGCGGATTCAGAAAGATATATGATAGCCAGTTATCAGTATTTCACATTGATGGTGATCTAAATCACAATGATCAGAGCAACTTACGAACCGTATGCTTAAACTGTATTGAGGTCGTCAAGCGCAAGGAGTCTGTTTGGAGGCGCGGCGATTTGGAGGTTGATGTTTAAAATCTGCTGGACTTTACGATGAAGATCATCAATTGTTCCATTATTATCAATCTCATAGTCATAGTCAAGTCCCACACTTGAGTACTCGCTTGGATGAATCTTTAATTTAGTAAGACGGTCAAGCGCAAGATTCCAACCTATGTGTTTTGGGCCTTTATTTATTGCTACTGCATCATCATACCACACTGGCTTTTCCCCTCTATTGACCCTAATAGATATTCCACCTAGGCGTTTGATTGCACTAAGTTCATTAACAAATCTAGTATCAGTTATAACAATATCATCTTTTGTGCTATGCAGCTTATATTCAGCACTTGCAATCCAAATGTCATTATGGAAGTTTTGTCGGCAAACTTCAGTTCCCCATTGCTGTAGTACCCATCTAGGTGTAATCTCCATGCCTAGCCGATTAGACCACCATTCATCCTTAGTTTCTCTCCACTCTCTGCTGTGCTTTGTGGTTCCTTCAAGCAATTCCCGATCCCAACCAAAAACATTAGACACCGCATCTTTTAATGAGCCTGCCCAAGATTCTTTTTTGAAACCATGATTAGTTGTTAGATAGTTGGCTACTGTGTCTTTGCCTGATCCAATAAAGCCAGTGATGCTGATAAGCATTGTATCTCCTTGTTATTGTACGTAGTATATAACAAAGAGATTACAAAATACAATGTTTAGGTTAACCGATAATGACAGAATACGGTTGTGAGTAATCTACGAAACGTCTTAAATCTTCAAGTAATTGCACTTGCATTGCTGCACCTTCTGCTTTTAGCGCAGTGCCGTTTAGCGTTGTACCTCCACCAGGACCTACAATCGTGCCGAACTTTTCACGTGCTTCACCTAAGGTAAGCTTAAGTTGACTTAGTGTCCAGTCACCTATCCAAACACCAGCACCCGGATCTTGCAATAAGATTTCTTCTGGTTTCTGAGTGTCGCCCCAAATAAGAATCTTCTCGCCAGTTGCTTTAGGATCACGGACAATTCTAATGATTTTTGTGACAGGATTAAAGGTGTATATAACATATCCACCAAACATACGTGCTGCTAATTCTACATACTGTGCATAAAAGTCATATGTGGCAAGACCGCCTGCATAGTTATAGTTAAGCAAGTAGGTGTTTAAGATTGCGCTTGAGAATGGATCAAATGAGCTTGATGCTGGTCCTGTTTCAAGACCAATTGTTCTACGAAACACTTGTCGTACATTGATAAACTCTGACGGTAACGTATAAACATCAACGTTCTTTTCTACAGACATAAGAGTATATGATTCTTCTGTAGCATTTTGCGCACGTTGTCTGTATATTTTTACAGCATATTGGTATGCTGCCTCATAATGCTCAGGATCAAGTTCAACGTCAACCATACCGTTACCTAAACGATAACTAAGGTTTGCAAATAATTCTTCTTTTAATTCAGTAAGTGTAAGTCCAGATGCCATTTATAATCTCCCGATATTGTATTTATCGGGAGAGTATTGTAATTAAATATCGCCGTCTTTGCGATTTTCACTATAATGTGCATCAAACTTTCCACCTGGATAGCGTGACTCAAGTTTACGTACATTCTCATCAACTACTTCATTGGGATCAAGATTCAATGCACGACACGCATTGACCCAGTACCACATTACATCACCTAGTTCACGCTTTAAGTGAAATACTTCTGCATCAGTAAGCGGCTTGCCTTGGAATAAAATCTTCTTGGGCACTTCAATAAATTCGCCACCTTCTGCCGCAAGTCCTAAACATGCAGTAATCAAAAGAGGTACGTTGATATTCGGTCCGCCATCGTTACCGTCTAGTTCGTCTAACCGATTCATGAATGTAGTTAGATCGTTACTTGCATCACTTGTTACTGCTTGGACAAAGTCTTTGTATTTGTTTAAATCAATATTCATTAAAATGCCTTTAAGATAATCATTCCATCATTAAATCTACCATTTGGAGTAGTAGATGTTGCTTTAATTTCTTTGAAGAACTTACGAGCAGCGGGCTTGCTTCCCATAATTTCTTTCAACTGCTCTGCTGGCTTTCGCAGTGTTTTTACTTCACTGTTTGCGGTATCAAAGCCCAACACTGTATTACCCTTTACAGTAAACGTCTTGCTGTATTCATCAGCAATCAAGTGATGCAGTTTACGTTTAGCTGTATCATACACCCAGGCTTCACTTGCACCATGCAGTTTCGTTGGGTGAATACTTACCAAATCTAATTTAGCAGCGGCATCTTTAAACTCTTTAAGATATTTGAGTTTAGCTACGATCTTTTCAACTGGAACTGCCTTACGAGCGCGTGGGGCACGGGCTGTCTTTTTAACGCTAATGTAACTGTTTAGGTCACTCAGCACACCTTCAATAAACTTAACGATATTTTTAAGTTGAGTCTTTGTAAACTGACCATAACCCTCAACCAATTGACTATCTTTGCCTTCCATCACTGTTTCAAACTCAGCTAGCTTTTTCTTCCATACATTAGCAACAATAGGAACATGCTGTGGCATAACATTACGCTTAGCTAGTTCATCAATTGGACGAAGTGAGTGCGTTGACTTTGCGCCGGCAGCAATAAACGTATCAAACAACCCGTCAATTTCACCGCATGCTTCATTTGCTTTTTCACGCAAAATATCTTGAATATTTGGCTTTACTGCAACAGCTACTTCTGGTTGAACAGCTTCAGCCGATTTGAAACTTGATTTGAATGCAGTTTCTGGATTAGTAACAGTTTTCAGTAAACGATTAATTTCGTTAGCTAACGTAGATTCTTCATCACCCAAAGTAACTAAGCCTCGTAGTTTCATTCGTGCAAGCCAGCACAGGGTTGTCAGAATCTCACTATCACTAACTTTTGCCATTGCTTTTGCATCTGTTTTACGGTCGTTGTATTCAAGATACTGAATCAGCAAGTCTTTGCCTTCTTTACGACCATAAAAACGATTATACCAAGTAAATGCTCGTGCTAGTGTTGATGCGCGATATTCACTATCGGGCTGGACTGCGAATAGGGGTTCTTCACCCATGTACTTTGTATCCACATCTTTTGGATTTAGTGCCTTAACCATTGCTTTTTCAGCACTATTTGCTTTGCGTGACGACATATTTACACTCCTATTAACAGTAATGACAACATTATAGCATAGCATCTATTTAATTGCAACCGCTGGTTACCAACGAACAACAGTCTTTGGTCATAAATACTACATTATCGGATATAACAATGCCTAAACTTTCACTTTACCGTTCGCAGAAATCAAATGACTATAAGTTCTTTGATAGGTCCATCTCAGAGATGTTTACTATTGGCGGAACGGACTTACTAGTTCACAAGTACTTAGGCCCTGCTGACCAAGGCCCGTCTAACGATCCTACCCAGCCCGAATATGATTCATCTGACCCCACAAACATACAAGATTTGTTGTTTTTAGAGAATCGTGATAGAAAGTACGACAGCAGCATTTACCGATTACGTGGTCACTATAATGTACAAAATCTAGACTTTGATCTAAGTCAATTTGGGTTGTTTTTGAATAATGATATCATATTCATTACAATGCACTTTAACGATATGATAAACATCATTGGAAGAAAGTTAATGGTAGGTGATGTGTTAGAATTACCTCACCTTACTGATTATCATCCACTAAATGAAACCTTACCTACAAGTTTACGCAGATACTATCAAGTAACGGACGCAAACTATGCAAGCGAAGGTTTTAGCCAATCTTGGTACTATCATCTATGGCGTGTCAAATGTGAACCACTAGTTGACAGCCAAGAATACGCAACTATTTTAGATCAGCCTATCAACAAAGATAACTATTTGGGTGAGTGGGATAGCAGTAAAACATACGTGCCAGGATATGTTGTGTCATACGGT